CTTCACGAGCTGCTTGCCCAGGGCCGTGATGTGGGCGTTGCTCTTGCCCGGCCCGAAGTACTGGGCGCCCGGGAACGGCGGCGACGGCTTCGGCGCCGGGGTGGACGTGCCGCCGCCGGTAGAACCGCCCTTGAGGGCCGCGGCCTTGATCTTCGCCGAGGAGAGGAGCGCGGCGATCGCGATGTTCCCGGGGTCGCCGTGCACGTTCTCCGGGGGGTGCATGTGCCCGAGCACGCCCTTCGCGGCGCGCCACTCCGCGAACGTCATCCGCACACGGCTGTTGCCGTACGAGGACGGGTACGGGAGCCAGTCCTTCGGCGTGGTCAGCGGGACGCCGTTCTTGACGTTCTGCCACGCCAGGAAGTCGGCCAGGTCGTCGAGCGCCCAGTCCGGGGCCTCCGGCCAGAAGATGTAATGCACGCCCGCCTGCAGCTTGCCCCAGGTCTTGCGGTGCGCGGGGTCGCAGGTGCCGATGAGCTCGACCTGGACCACGTCCTCGGTGTTGGTCTCCACGCCGCCGGCCTTGTTGACCAGGGCGCGCGCTGAACGGTCGAACGCGTAGTGCTGGAACCAGTCCAGCCGCTTCTTGGCGAAGTTCGGCCGCGCCGTGATGTTCGGGGCCTCGGCGCCCTTGGAGTAGTCGACGAGGGTGGTCCCCTCGGTGGTGTGCAGGAGGACCTTGTCGGGGTCCATCAGGTCGCCCTTGTACGACTTCGTGAAGTCGAGCGAGAGATCGGCTCCCGGGTAATACGCGGTGGTCACGGTGTTCCCTCCGGTGCTGGAGATCAGGAGGGGGCACCGTGCATGGCGTGGGTGGTTAACGTCGCGTGCTGCCTTGCGGGGCCGACGCGGGCAGTTGCGGGGTCACTCGTCGACCACTTCGGCGTCGACGACGCTGCCGTCCTCGAGCTCCGGCGGGTACTTGACCGAGAACAGGGTGCGGTCCAGGCGCTCGGCGAGCGCGGCCAGGTCGACGGCCCCCTCGTCGGCGCCGGCCGGGACGTCGCCGAGGCCGGTGATCTCGAGGGCGAGTGTCGCGTCCTTGCCGTAGGCGTCGCGGTGTTGGCGCTCGAGGTACCAGGCGTCAGCGCGCCAGTCCGGGGGCGTGCGGTCCTCGACGGTTTCCTCGACGATCTCGCCGGTGACGGAGTCGCGGAACTTGCGGGTGGTGACCTTGGTGACGATGCCGCCGTCCGCGACCCTGCGAATGTTCATCATGGCGCGCGCGCCCGCGGTGGCGCGGGCGGTGCGGACCTTCTCGAACAGGGCCGCGTACTCCTCTTCGGCCGGGTTGGGTTTCTGGCCTTCCTCGCGGGCGTCGACCTCGGCGCGGCCGCGGGCCATCCACGCCAGGAACGTGGAGCGGGAGATGCCGGCCATCTCGGCGGCCAGCTCGACGGCAACGCCCGTGCGGGAGGCCGCGACGAGACGGGCCTCCACCTCTTCGGAGAGCAGGCGTGGGCGACCGCTGCGGCTCTCGGGCCGGCGTGCCTTGCGTCGGGTGGACATGGGCGTTCCTCGGGAGGCGGTCAGCGGCTGGAGGTGAACAGGTGCCCGCAGGCCGGGCACGTCGTGTGCGGTGCGCGGCCCTCGTCGTCGGGGCTGAGTCCGTCGCCGCGGTCTCCGTCGTCGGGCAGGTGGAGCAGGGGCGTCTCGTCCTCGCGGCCGCCGCCGGGCAGGGTCTCCGGGTCGACCTGGCCGAGCATCTTGTCGATCTCGTCGTGCGGGATGGCCAGGGAGTCGAACAGCTCGACCTCGTTCGTCGCCAGGTCCTCGAGGATCTCGGCGAGCTCGCGGGCGTCCCATCCGCCCTCGCCGGGCAGCCGGTTGAGTTTGATGGCCAGGGCCTCCGCCTCGGCGTCGTTCCTCGAGTGCCAGCCGCGCAGGATGGGGACCAGCCAGCCGCCGTCTTCGTCGACGACGACGCCGCTCGGGACGCGCATCCCGCGGTTCTGCATCTCCAGCAGGGACTCGCGGCGGCCGTGGCCGTGGAGGGTCTGCTGGGTCCGCTCGTCGACGACGGGTATCTCGACCAGGCCGTGCATGTCGATCGACGCGATGATGAGCTCGAGTTCGTGCCGCTTCGGGTTTCGGGGCGCGGGGGACAGGTCGGTGAGCGGCACGTAGGCGATGTAGCGCGGGGCGGCGATCGTCTCGGTCACGGCTGGTGCGTTCCTCTCCCATGCGGTCGGTGTCCGGCAGCGGGTGAGGGCTGCGAGCCCGCGGACTTCTACCGCGGCGCCCCGCCTCGCAAGCGGGACGATGCCGTCATGGCCGACCCTCACCCGCCGCCGGGCCGGTTCCGCCCTCGTTCCGGATGGGGCGGAGCCGGGGCCCCGCAGCTCCCGGTGACGTCGCCGGATGCTGCAGAGCCGCGAGGAACGTAGACGGACGCGGCGCTTGTGTCGCGCCCTCCACATCGCGTTGCCCTGGGTGTACTATTCGGCTCAGTTGGGAGAGCAACCCAGCTACCTGGGCCTAGGTGTAACAAAAATCGGCCGGCGACGTACCCCAAGGTGACGCGCCCCGAACACCAGCCCGGGAGGACCAGAACCCTGGGCCAGGCGTCCGGGGAAAGAGAGGAACACCGAGATGTCGCATGACGTCACCGACGGCGCCACGGCCGAAGAGTCGGCCCCTACGCAGTCCCTGACCACTCTCGGGCTCATCGGGGCACTCGCCCGCGCCATGACCGAACACCAGACGGCGACGATCGCCCCGAAGGTGAACGCCCCGAAGGACCCCCTCGTCCAGGCGTTCCTCGAGCGGAAGCAGTCGGACCTCTTCATCACCGTCGGCGGCGAAGAGATCGGCCACTACAAGGTCAACAAGACCCGCGACCGGTTCGAGATCGACGACGAAGCCGCATTCGACGAGTACGCGGAGGACAAGGGCGAGTACGACGTCGTCATCGTCCGGAAGAAGTCGTTCGAGACGGCCGTTCTCCAACACGCGCAGCGCGACCCGGAGACGGGCGCCATCTTCGACTCGCGGTCCGGCGAGCTCATCCCCGGTCTCAAGTTCGTGCCGGGCGGGAAGCCCACCGGCACCGTCACCTGGACCTGGAAGACCTTCAAGAAGCAGCCGATAGGCAAGGCCGCCCTGCTGGCCGCCTACCGGCGCGGTGACCTCAACGACGAACTGCGGGAGACGCCGGAGCTGCTGCCCAAGGCGCAGCCTGACGCGCGCGACGAGTGACGACAGCCGCCCGGATCCGGCCCCTCACGGCCGGACCCCTCTCCCCAGGGACCAGCACCATGACCACCACGCACACCCGCACTCGGCGCCTGTCCGACCGTGCGCACCGTGTTCTCTTCCAGCTCGCCCTCCACCCTGACGGCGAGTGGGTCGACCTCGCGTCCATCTACACCGGCCTCGGGCTGAACTCCCACCAGATCCGCAGCGCCGTCACGGAGTTGCGCAACGCGGGCATGGCCGAGCGGCGATACCGCTACCTGAGCAACGAGACCGGCCGCCGCTTCAAGCGCACCGACTTCCGCCTGACCAACGACACCCCCAGCGAGGCATCCGCATGAGCCGCCTGTCCGATCCCACAGGGGTGCGGGTCGCCCGGCGCGTCTACCACGTGCGAGTCGAGTCGACGACCGCCCGGGACACGAGCATCAGCTTCCGTGCCCTCGGCCTGCTCACCTACCTGTTGGACCAGAAGGAGGGGTGGCAGGTCCGCTCCGACCAGCTCTCCAAGGGCGAGGGCCGCGAGGGACGCGAGGCCGTCCGCACCGCACTGCGCGAGCTCGCCGCGAAGGGCTATTACCGCCTCGAGCGCCGCCGTCTGCGCACCGGCAAGGTCGTGATGGGCACGTCCGTCGCCGAGTACCCCGTCCCGCAGTGGGCCGCCGACCACGCCATCTTCAGCTCGCAGAAGGACCCGGCCGTCCCCGTCATCGAGCAGGAGGACGGCACGTTCCTCGTCGAGTACCCGGACGGCACCCTGGGCAGCGACGGGTTCGAGCCCGACCCCCACGACGAGGAGCCCCCCGCCCCCGCGGAGGGGGAGCCCGCGGCCGCCGAGGAGCTGCCGGCCGAACCGAAGCGGCGCACCCGCCGGACCCCGGAGCAGAAGGCCGCCGACGACGCGGAGAAGAAGGCCGCGGCGGACAAGAAGGCCGAGGAGAAGAAGGCCATCGACGACGCGGCCGAGAAGGTCTCCAAGTGGTGGTGGGACCACGCCGAGAAGCACCTGGGCAAGTACGTCGGCAGGACGAACGGATACCTCGCCATGCGCGGGCAGGTCCGCTCCGCCCTCGCGGCCGGGTACACACAGCGCCAGTGTGCGGACGCTCTCCTGCGGGCGCGCAAGCACCTGCCCAGCGCGCAGCAGTGGCAGGACGCCCTGGGCGTCGTCACGAACCACATCGCCCCGACCCGGCCCAACGGTGCCGTGCCGTACAGCGACTCGGCGACCTGGGGCACCCAGGGCGAGGCCCAGCCCGATGCCCCCGGTGACGCACCCGTAGACGACTCCGACGGCGCCACGTTCGGCGTCATCGCACGACCGTAAGGAGCTCCCCGATGTCGGTCACCACGGACACCGCGCCGCACGCCGCCCCGGCACGTGGGATGAATGCCCTCGGCGACCTGAGCCAGCACATCGTCCGGGTGCTGGAGAACAACGGCGCCGACATATCGAAGCTCGGCGTACCGCCGCAGCCCGAACCCACAGACGGCCTCTGGGAGGACGTGTCAGTGCCGCAGGCCCGCGCGCGGCTGAACGCGTGGCGCAACAGCGTCATTGACGCCTGCTATGACGAGTACCTGCGTTTCCGCTTCAGTGACCTGGACCCGAACCAGAAGCCGAAGACGCTCGAGAACTGGCTCGGCTCTCTGGTGGAGGCGAAGAAACAGGGCGCACGCCCCGACACCATCAACATGATCATGCCGGGGCCCATCGGCAGCGGGAAGACCACCGGGGCGCTCGCGCTGGGCAACGAGGCAGCCGAACGCGGCCTGTGGACCCTGCTCGTCAAGCATTCCAAGTACCTGACGTGGCTTCAACCGGACTCGGCTCCTCACAACCTGACCAAGAACCAGGTCCGCCATAGGTTCGCCACCTGCGATTTCCTCATCCTGGACGAACTCTGCGGCGAGATGGACCAGATCGCCACCCCAGCCGCGAAGAAGGAGACCGTCGACCTGATCGACGCACGGATCTCCTCCGGCCGGCCCACGGCGTACACGACCAACGTGCGCAGCCGCAGCCAGCCGGGCGGTGGTCTGGGCGTGGTGGACATCCTGGGGGAGCGGTTGCTGTCCCGGCTCGAGTCCTCCGCCTACTTGGTGAAGGTCATCGGCCCGGACCGACGGAAGCCGGCGGAGCCCCTCGACTGGTGACCGCCCTGAATCGACCGGTATGACCGCGCCCCTGACGCACTGTGGGAACTGGTTCAGGCACAACAGGCGGAAGACGCTATATCGTTTGGTCGACCCGGAAGGCCACGAGCATAAGCCGACCGGGGAGACCCGAACGAGAGGAAAGGCGTCTTGAAGCTGTTCAACCGCACCCGCGAGGGCGACGAGCTGAAGGCCCCCACCGACCCCGATCCGCAGACCTCCACCGACTCCGGCGTACCGCCCCTCAGCGGCCTGGAGCGTCTCGCCGTTGGCGTCATCGCTCTCGGTGGCGCCGCCGTCGGTGGCTTCGGCTTCTACGCCTCGTTTGACTCCGTGTCCGCCAAGGCCGCGGGGTGGGGCTTCACCGAGCCGTGGATCCTGCCCACCGCCATCGACTCGGCCATCCCCGTGTTCACCGGGGCGTACCTCCTGCTGATCCGCACGGACATGAGGCTGTGGTGGGCGCGGCTCGTCCCGTGGGTCCTCAGCCTCATCACGTGCGCGCTCAACGTGGCGTCCGGCAACACCCTCGGGTCGAAACTCGCGCACGGCGCCATGTCCCTGCTGTGGGTCGGCGTCTCCGAGATCGCTGCGCATGTGTACGCCGTGCGGATCGGCGCGGCCACCGGTCGCCGCCGCAAGATGGACAAGGTCCGTTGGGCCCGCTGGTTCCTGGCCCCGTTCCCCACGTTCCTGCTCTGGCGTCGGATGAAGCTGTGGGAGCTCACCTCGTACGACACGGTCCTCAAGCTCGAGCAGGAGCGACTCGTCTACCAGGCGAAGCTCCGCGGCCGGTTCGGTCGGGCCTGGCGCCGGAAGGCGCCGGTGGCTGCACTGCTCCCGCTGCAGCTCGTCAGCGCCGGCGTCCCCCTCGCAGAGACGGCCGCGGCCGGTCTGCGCGCGGCGGGCATCGACCCCACGGGCATCTTCGCCGAGCAGGCCGAGACCGTCGAAGTCGAGGCGCTCGAGGCTCCGGACCCCGCCGCGGCCCCGGCGCTCCCGCCCGCTGCAGCTCCCGCCCCGGCTCCGGCCGCGGTTGCCCCGGCCGCGGTCCCGAAGCCGCGCACCGTCACCGCAACCGTCCCCCAGCAGCCGGCGCGGGCCGAGACGGCACCCGTCGACGTCCCCAGGGGCGAGGAGACCACGGCCCCGAGCACGGAAGAGGAGCTGTACAACGTGGTCGTGGCCGCCCTCCAGGCCGGAGAGATCGAGCGTTTCGGGAAGGGCGGGGACCTCACCGGATCCGAGATCGGCCGCACCCTCTGCCAGACCCCGCAGAACGGCC